ATCGTGTCGTCCAGCACCCATTTATCGGCGGAGAGGTCTGTCGAAAACACTGTTCCGGTGTGATCTACCAAGCATCTGTACCGCTCTGTGTGTGTTACGTAGTCTCCGACGACATACGCCACCGTGTCCCACACCGTAGCATTATCTGTAATCTGAAGTGTTGTGTCTGTCGTGTTCTGCTCCAGCAGAGGTGGATAATCAAACTCTATCTCTTCAATTGTAAAAGCATCAACGTCAGTCCGCGTCAGTATCTGTGGCTGGTGGTTGCGGTGGACAATCCACATAACATCATATGATCTATAAAAGTCTAGCTCTGGGATTTCCGCAAGCAACCAAGGTGTAGTGAGCGAGGTTTCGACGATAGCCTCTGATTGGTTGTCATATATACGCATGTACAGGTCGCCGATCTCTAAAACGTATGCGTAGTCGTCTGAGTAGCTAAATTCTCTACAGTAGGCTTTTCCGTTGCTTTTAGTGCCTGCTATGTATTTAGAGCCTGCTCGGGTCAAAGCCCCTCCTTCTGATGTGATGTCCACATTCTCCGCAATAGAACAAAGCCTCTTGTAAAAATCAAGGTCTTTACGACTCTCAAGATTACGAGAAGCTTCACCGCCGTTAAAAGCTGTTATTAACTCAGTAGCCATTACTTCTTCCAGAAAGGACTTTTATTGCCAAGGATAAAGATTGAGAAAGCCGCCCCTTCGGACAAGACCTCTGGGTCGTCTAACTTAGACTTAATCTCAATAACGTCCTCGACCACCTCTTCAATTGCTTCAATAGCAACAGCAACGTCTTCGACAAGCTCAATAACGTCCTCGGCAATCTCGGGAAGTTCGTCACAGCTCTCAGGAACAAGGCTCATGTGGCTTGGGAGATTGAAAAGCTCCTTAACCTCGGCGTTTGTCATGCCATTCTTTTTAGCGTATTCGTAACCCTTCATTATGCTCTCCCGATGGTTGGATAACTGCCGTAGAGACTTTCGATCCACGGACTCTCTTCGTATTCAATCTCACGGCTCTCCATTGCGTCACCAGCTTTGGCTCGTGGCAATATAATCCGCTCAAACTCTTCTCGCAATGCTCTCTCTCGCCCGTCCTCTCCCGAGAATGGGAATGACAGGGCCATCGCTAGGTTCCAAATGATAACATCCGTAATGTGGGCGTTTAGAAATTCTGTTGACGTTGGCTTTGCAACGTAATCAATGTACACGAGAGAGTTGTTGGTCCAGAATTCTCGCTCGTATGTCTTCCATTCAAAATCAAAGTCGTCACGATCAGTGCCATTGTAAGCTCGGAGGATCTTTATGCAGTCGTTGGGGAGTTGGAAGCTGTACCCCCACATATTCGGCGTGTCAACGGTTGTGTCTAGCGCAACGTTCTTGATAGTGCTGGACCAAGTGAAGCAGGCTAGCGTTCGCTCAAGTGCCATGTCCCACAGCGAGTTGCATGTGTTTGACTCAAACGTATCGTCTTCAGGAGTATCAATCTGGCGCTTGGAGACTTTGAGAAGTGCGTTGTTGTAGATTTGTGTCTTAGATAAGCCCATGATATATATATCCCGTATATTTAAAAAAGGGGGAGGCGCACCGACGTAATCGATGCCCTCCCCACGGTCAGTTCTTACGTGAGCGACAATAGAACATATCCGGTGATGACATTGCTGTCAGCAGGGTTTGCTCCATCATAAGTCATGTACAACTTCTGTCCACCAGCGGCGACAGGCGCAATGAAGGCACTGTCAGTTCCGTTGGCGGCAATATCCAAGTCAGCGGCAATACTAGAGGCGGTGCCTCCAGAAAGACCAATGTCGAGGGTTGCTCCTGTTCCAGCGACTGTACCTGTGGTGATAACAGCATAGGCGAAGATTTCGCACCCTACGGGCAGGTCTTCGCTCAGCTGTACCGTATTGGTATCAACGTTGGAGCTAGAGGTGTAAGTGAAGTTTACCTTACGCAAACGGGCATTGGAGTCTGCGGCATTAAGCACAGTTCCTACGCTAGTAGCGGCGGTAACGAGTTCGGCACTCTGGTTATCGTAAGTAGCCATAATTTATATCTCCTGTTATTTTACATCAATGTAAACGCTTGCGGCGTAGTTCGTCACACCCCGTGATACCTTAAAGACTCCATCGGAGCTGATAGGAATAGGGTTGGTGACAATAACGTTGCCGTAAACACTGTTAGTCGTCGCGCTAATCGTAGCCACTTGGTAGTCAACGCCACCCTTGGTAACCAAGATGAGAAACGTGTCGTTCGCGGCTGTAGCGCAATTAACAGCAACATTCGAGATATGCACCAGACTGTGAGGCCCAGAGTTCGTGAACGTTGCAGTTGTTTCGCCCGCCGCAATACTGCCAGTGTCAGCCGAAGCCGACAAACAGGAAGCAATTGAAACTAATACTACTAATAGTTTTTTCATTGCATGTCTCCTGTTTAGCTAGATGCGGTTGGGGTGGTGTCACAAGGAACAAATACCACTCCGTCTTCCTGACGACGAACACCACCAACAGAGAAGTACATCGACAGACCCCAGTTGTGGCGGTTGCGGACGAGCTTATCAATCTCGGTGCTCATGCTTTCCGTTACAGACAGGCCGAGGTTGTCTTTTACGTAACCGAAGCAGGCGTGAGTTTCAGTGGAGTCCGTATCAGTAGGTGCGAGAACGCCCTTGCTGTTAGCGGCCCAGTCGAGGTTCACAGCGTTAGCCGTGGTCTCAGTCGTAGCAACAAACGGAACCAATTCAGTCTGGCAGAACTTCCATCCCAACCAAGCCGATACTTCACCGCTCATCAGGCCCAAGATATCACCGTAGTCACGCGAGGTAACTTCAGTAATGGCAAGCAGGTTGTCCAGCTCATCCTGAGTGTGGACAAAGATAGCTTCGTACTGGGGCATCGTTAGGTTATAACCAGCCTTCTTCAGCTTAGAGCGACCCTGAATCAGCTTTTCCTTGGTCAAGCCAGCGGTATCGTAACCGGAAGCGGCACCAACGCCAACGCCAATTGCCTGATTCGTCCAGTCGAATGCCTGAGAAGTGGTTCCATTCTTACCCGTAAAGGCAGGATTGTAAGCCGCTTTGATAGCTTCGAGGTCGTAGCGCTCTTTATAAGCATCGGTAGCACGTCCGACATAAGGGCCACGGAAATCAGCAATAGACTGAAGTTCGTATCCTTTATCGATTTCGAGCTGTACTTCGTAGCGGTTTCCATAAACCTTGCGACGGAAGTGTGAGAGTTGGTCATACGTCTGTTGACCGCGGGCTTCAGTGATCTCTTTAGCGTATACGCCGCCGAGCTGTTCCCAGAACATTTCCTCTGCATCCGTGAAATCCATGCGAGCTGTTTTACCGTCGAAAGCACCGACAGCAGTAGTAGCAAGCAATTCCACTTCAGAGGAAAACTTTTTTGCTAGATTGACTTCTTGTCCAGCCATAATTTATCTCCTGTTATTGTGTTACTGTTTGTTTTGTCGGCGTTGTCGGTTATCCTCACTAGAGGGCCACACCTGCATTTTTCGGCTGTTAGCCGTCAGGAGATCAAGGCCCGCAAGCAGGTTCCCTCTCACTCCTAATATATTGTTTAGACTAAATCTCATTAAGCGTCAACCTAATTTTTCCTGAATGCGTGATCGGCGCTTGAGCAAACCGTCCAAAGCAGGGTCATTTACGTTGCGTCCGTTCTTCTCCAAGATGCCCTTGATCTGTCCCTCAACGTCTGACATTTCATCAGCAAGACCAATCTTCGTCTGTGAGAACACGTTGCCTACCTGACCCTTTTCATCGAGGTCTTTAGCAATGCGTCCGAGTAGTCGGAGAGTCTGCGGGTTAGATTCAATAAGGTCGGCTTCTTCAGGCGTGATGTTGTAGTGCTTCTCAAGAGCCTGTACCGCGCTAGACATCTCGTCGAACTGGTCGCCCCATTCATCGGTAATGACTTTCATGCTCGCGGCATCAGAGTCGGCCTGTGAGGCAACAGATTCTCCACGCAGTGTCATCTCGTGAGCCATTGCATCAGCCAAGAATCCGTCAAGACTCTTCTGCGGGATGTTATGCTTCAATCCAAGAGCCTTCATCTCTCCGATGTAGTTGACCATGCCATCGGCTTTGTCGCCCAGCGCCTCTTTGGTTGCGTCGTCGAAGCCATACTCGTAGCCTTCAATGTTCTCAGGAACACCAATTTTGCTGTAAAACTCTTTAACAGCCGCTGTATCGTTCCAGTCTTGCGGAATGTCGCCCCGCTTGCCTGTCCACTTATCCATCTCAACAATGGCCTTCATGAACGTTGGCATGTCCGTTTCTCTAAACTTGTCCCATGTCTTTGCTTCTTTAATGTCGTCTGGTGCGTATTTCAGCAATTCCCCAAACTTACTAATGTCAGCTTGCGTTGTCTCTGCGGTTACGGCAGGTTCAACAGCAGGTGCTACGTTATCAGAGGTGGTCCCTGGCGCAACATTATCTACTACAGCTTCATCGGTCATCTTCTACTTCTCCTTGTTCTGGTTGTGGCGTTGCGTTCAGCATTGCCTTAATGCGCCACATAATACGTTGTGTGGCTAAGATTGATGAGGCATCCTTCTCCTCCATAGAGGTAGGATCTTGTGCGCCCCAAGAGCATTGTACTAGCAGGTCCTTTAAGACTAGCTTTCCGTCTGGTGAGTCAAAGATCTGATAAGCACCAATTAGGTTGCCGTCAGCTTGAGTGTCCTCAAAGAACACTTTATCTACTACATCCATGCTTTCTCCTTTTTATTTCGTTAGCATTCCTTCAATCGGGCTGTTAGCCTCAATTGGCTTAGAAAGCTTGTTGACCGCATCAGCCATCATTGGCGCGTTGTTCATCATCTGTTGCTGTTGCTGGTCTTTTGCACGCTTGGCGCGTTGCTTTTCCACATCTTTGACAGGCTTCAAGATCTCGTTGGGTACGTTATTGGTCTCGGCGGCAAAGCGAGCAAACGCATCTGCATCAAAGTTGTCCCAGATCTCTGGGTTAACCTGACCTACCAGCCCAACCTGTTCGATGGTGCTATTCACTCCGTAGAGCTGTAACTGCCGAAGGGCAAGGGCGGCTTTAGACGTATATTCAACGTCCAAGATCTCCGCCGTATCCATCCCGTCAAGCTCGGCTGGAGGGTCTGGGTACTTTCCAGCACGGTAAAGAACGCCAAAGACTCGGTGCATTGTCGTGTTGTCGTACTCGCGGGTGTTATATAGCAGAGGGGAGACTTCAGATAGACCAAGGTCAATACGCTCCATTGTCTCGGTTGCTGTCATGTTCTTCTGGTCCATGAGCGGATTGAAGGCGTTCACAAAGAAACCGTCTAGGATCTCTTGCTCTGTCTTCTGAATCATCATATCCGTTACGCCAACATCATTATTGACCACGAGCTGTTCAGGCTTTGCTCCAAACGTTGCTGTGGGGTCGTAGATAATCTTTGACATACCGTGAGACCGTACTCGGCGCATATTGCTACCAGCAGGCTCTAGGAAGTCTGGCTCTGCTTTAAGTTGTGCGGAGCGAATAAGGGTGACGTTCTGGTCGTTATTGAGCTGTAAGCTAGACCATACCTCTGAGAAGCAACCACGTCCATAGATTTCTCCATGAGTGCGATGGAGGCGACCAACAGATACTGGAAACTCGTCGTACCCGTCTTGTCGTAGAAGCTCTGGCTCCTGATTATCGAACTGGAGTAGGTATAGACCAGCCCATTTGCGCTTCTTGGGGTTTAGGCTACCCTTCTCGTAGTCGGAATTGGAGACAACGGCGTGAATGACGCAAAACTCTTCTTGGCTTGCCGCGTCCAGTGCGGCTTGCACCTTATCTGGAAGCGTTACGTCTGGAAATTCTTGCTCAATCTGTCGAGCTGTAAACGGCAAGTCCATGAACACAGTGTCCACGAGCCCTTTACTGTTCACGTCAATGTAGGTGTTGGTAATGTTCTGCGTCTTAAAGTTTAAGGCACGGTCAATCCCGCCCTCAATGAACATGGCGGTAGTGCCGATGTAGCTGAGTTCTCCGTAGCCTTGATAGACTTGGCTTGGGAAGTTGGAGGACATCAGCTCTGAATAGGTGATGTTGTTCACATCTGACAGCCAGCGTTTGACGTTCTCGTTGTCAGCAAGCTTACGACTCTTTAGTCTATAATCAAAGAAGCGCGAGCCACCAATCTTATAACCGTACATATTGCTGGCGAACTTGCGACGAGCCTTAATGCCAACATCTGTAACGCGGGCAACAGACTTACGTGAGCCCTTTGCAGACAGGCTGGTAATATCGCTGTTGGGAGGGTTGCAGAAGTCTGCCCCGCTCTGCCAATTCTGCTCTGCGTTGGTCCGCTCTGTAGCCGTCTTAAGGGCCGTGCGGTGCTTGAGATGCTTCTTAATATTCATGCGTTACCCACCAAGGTTCTTGCCGCCACCTAAAG